CAAACTCGGCTTTAAGCCTGCTGGCTTTAGCATCAAAAGTGCCGTCTGGGTTTCGCCTCCAGTCGCTCCCAAGATGGGCTTTAATGCGGGCGGTTAGCTCTTCTGGGCGTAAGGCTTTTAGCTCGGTTGTTAGCTCCTGCAAAATTGCAGTTTCCTCAAGAGATCTGGGCGGGACCGCTTGCTCTACGACAACCGGGTAGGGCTCTTCGATTTCTTCGATGTAAGAGACGATCCTGCATCGGCAATGAGGATGGGCTGGTGGCATCCTTGAGGGTATCTGCGAGCTCGGCAAGCTCTTTAGCTTATCCAGAGGGAAGCTTGTCAAAAAAGGCTTCACCTCTGGCAAAGATGCTGGGTCAGATTCTATAAGCTCTAAGGTCCGGATAGCATCCCCTGTTTCAAAAATTCTTCCGTCCATGGCTCGGCAGTAAGGGCAGGTTAGCCGGTCTCCGACAGCGTCCCAGCGGTATTTCGTAATCCTTGCTTTTGCTATAGCCCTTAGCCTTGCGGAGTTCCGAAGATGGTTGACCGATGTATCTATGATCTGCCTTACTTTACTTTCTGTCCTTTGCTTGAGATAGTCTCCAAATTCGCTTAGAAAGTGCTTAATGCCCTCTTGCCCTTTGCCGATGGGGTTTCCCTGCTCTAAATAGTATTTGGAAAGCCACTTGACCACATCCAAGCGAAGCTTTTTATCCCCTTGAAAGAACTTGCCAAGATAGAAGTCGGTTAGCGATAGGGCATAGTTGATTGAGCGTTCATCTGCCATGTTGAACTCTATCCGTATCGGCATCCCAGCGGTCGCTTCCTTTTGTGTTTTTTCGTAGATCCTTCTAAACTCAGAGTAAAGCATTTCTTTGTGCTCTGGTGAAAGGCGGACCTTCTGTTCTAATTCTTGCATAATGAACCGTGTAAAGTCGTTGAAGCTGATGAAGTAGGGGGCAAAGCGGAAGGCTTGGGCAAGGGCTGATTCTACCTTCTGCAAAAAGGAAGGAATGATGTTCTTTGAGAGCTCGTCTACTATCTCGTTTCCTTCGGCGTCCCAGTCGTATTCTTTCGGCATGCCTACTCTTCGTAGCCGAGCTCTTTTTTAGCGGTCTCAACATCAATGACGCCAGCCTGAAGAAGCGTGGCTATCCTTTGAGCTTCTTTAAGCCTTGCTTCAGCTTTTTTCTGAGGCTCAAAGTCGGGTAGCGGGTTGAAGATGATGTTGACATCATCTATATCAAAGCCTTTGAGCATAAGATGCAAACGGTAGACAAACTCTAAGAAGCGTCTGACAAGTCTTTGTATGTTTGCAAGCTGGGCGCTAAAGACATGTAAAGCAACGGTAGCCCAAGTCTCGGTGTAGCCGGTGGAGAAGCCCAAAATCGCTGGCTGGCTCTTTGCCCCCTCTATCAACCACTTCTCGGCAAGGTCTATGATTTCTCTTAAGCCTCCGGCGTTCGGTGATATTTCTTTAAACTCAGCCTCTGTTCCGTCAAAGTGAAGGAAAATGCCCTTACTCATATTCTCGCTTACCTGCTGGGCGATGTTCTCAAGCCACTTTAAAGCCCTTTCCTGATATTCTGTCTCCGTCTCGTTTGGGGCTTTGGCAAGGGGCGGGAACTTGACATCTAAAAAGCCGATTAGACCGATTTTCTGTGCAAGCCCTTTCAGCTCCGTGATCATGCTTTCCACGACTTCGACGATGGAAAGGGCAGCTAAAAAGGGCGGAATGGCATAGGGCGAATCTTCAAGAGTAAGCAAGGGCAAATACTTATAGGTCATGGGGTTAAGCTTGATGGGGTTAGCTGTCCCGATCCATTGATAGGGTTCGTATTCATCCGTTTCCTCGTTATAGACAAAATACACTGTAGAAGCTGGGACAAACACGACCTTTTTTACACCCTGCAATTTTTCATCAACCACCACTTCAGCGGATATGGCTCCAGAGATGTTTATTTGGGCAATTAGCTGGTTGATCAGGTGGTCTGTGTTCAAAAGGAAAGCAAGCTCTTTGAGTTCCTCTCTTGCTTTCTCTGCATCTCTACCCTCAACCTGAACGATATGCCCTGTGTTTGCAAGGTTGATAACGAGATTGTGCACTTGCGAAAGGATGGGGTTTGCGACGACCGCTTTGGCTATGATGTTTAACCATTCTCTCGGATACTTGGGATTGATGAATTTATACCGAACATCTAAGGTCTTTGGGCTAAAAATTTTCTCGGGCTGGATTGAAACCCTGGTTTTAGGAAGCTCGGCTAAGTTTGTCTTCTCAAAGCCAAATAACCGTTTAAGATAGCGCACTAAGTCCATATCTCACCTCGCGCCTTTGATTGGCAAAAAACACGGGTAAAAACTCCTTTGTTTCCTCTTTGCTTGAGGCATACAGGGCAAGAGCCAAACTCCAGAAGCGGTCTGCGTGGCTGTCTTGAGTTTCTCCCTCGTAGCGGATATTTCCGGCTGGAGTAAGTGTCTTCTTCACAGAGTGCAAATCTTCAATCAGGTCTTTGTCTGGCGGGATGCTAATGATCTTGTCTTCAAAGACTGCTTTTACTCGGCTTGCGAGTTCTTCTTTTGCTTTGGCTGTAAAGTAAACACGCAGAACCTTAAGCTCTCCCCATTTTTTGGCAAGCTCTTCTGCTAACTGCATTCCTATTCCTGTCTCGTCTATGGCAATCCTCCGAGCGTATGCGGTCAAATGGTCTATGATCTTGAACTGCTCAGAGAAAGGAAGCTTTCTTAGAACTTCCTGCTTGCGTAGATAATACCTGCCTGCCACTTTCTCCAAGATGCTTATCACCGTCAAGTCATGCCTTCTTCCGATGTCAACGCCAAGATAGACGTCTTCGGTCAGTTCTCTTATGTCTGCCTCTATGCCCTCAACTGTGCAGGCATGGATTAGCTCGTAAGGAAGCAGGACAGATTCTTCGTCTAAGAACTCGCACATATACTCTTGAAGCCATATGTCCTGATTCGGCACGCCCTTTCTTAGCTCTTCCACATCCACATCAAGCCCAAGACTTACTGCGTCATAGATTGTGAGTTTCTGCCGAAACCAAAGCTCGTTTCCTTCTGACATCTGCCAGAGGTGCCCGAAGATGTCGTTTTTAGCTTTAGGTGTTGAAATAACAACAAGCTTAAAGTCCCTGTTCCTTGTGATGCTTGGGAATATAGCTTGGTAGACCTTATAGCCATCCTTGAAAAATGCCGCCTCTTCTAAAATCACATCGCCAGTTAGACCTCTTACGCCATCAGGGTTAGCAGGAAGCCCGATAATCCGGGAACGGTTTGGGAACCTGACCTCGAGCACATTTGTTTGCGTATCCTCAAAAAACTCCACATCACCGGTCAGCTTGCCGACCTGCTTTAGAAACTCTACATGCCTTTTGACCTTTTCCATGAGCTCTTTGGACTGACGCTCCGTAGGCGAGATGATGGCAACGAGATGGTTTTTTCTTTCAATAGCTCGCAAGACTGCAAAAAGAGAGACCACGAAGGATTTTCCTGTCTGCCTTGACCACATGAGGATGGAATACTTTTTCTCAAGCATTTTCCGGAGGGCATGGCGTTGATAGGGAAGAAGAAGCTTGTCAAATTCCATAGATTTCTTCCTTCACAAGCTTTAAAAATTCTGGGTCTATGTTCCGTTTTTTGCCCTCTTCCTCTATCTTTTCCACCGCCTTTTGCAATTTTGCAGAGATGTATTCCTCTAAGCTCTTTGTCATCTGGGTTAGCTCTTTGACGGCTTTTATAAGCTCTCCGGGCTCTTCAAACTCCATAAACTCTATGTCTTTCACGAACTCAAGCACATGCTGGGTAAGGATAGAGACAAGAGCAGAGAGCATGAAGCTGGTTGGTTTGTTCTGCGTTTGTTCAACAAGGATTTTTATCTTGTCCCACCACTCGTTATAACGCTTAGCAAGCTCCTTATAGTCCCGATAGGCACGGTGGATGGTTGATCGGGAGATATCGTAGCCTTCTGAACGAAGTAAGCTTGCTATCGTTCTAAAGTCCTTTTTTTCTTCCTCGTATAGATAAACTATCCGCTGGATAAGGTCGTAGAGCTCGGCTTTCTTGCGTTTAGGCATAACAATTCCTTAAGCATCCTCAGGGGGAAGGACGGTATCATCCACGATCTCGCCATCAAGGAGGTCAATCCCTTTCGGTGTGATCTTGTAAAGCGTCCTGTAGCGCCTTTTGTCGTAGGGGATGACCACTTTTTTTACATCCACATAGCCCTTGTCCGCAAGGTAAGCAAGAGCCTGCCTTATCTCCGTATCCCTGTAGTATTGATAGAAGACAGAAATTATCTCGAGTTCTTCGATCTCACGAGGGTAAATCCTCTTGAGAAAGTCTAATATCAAACCCCTTAGGCTTTTAATCATCCTCGAACCTCCCATAGCTTGTCTAAAATTTTAGAAAGCTTATCTTCAAGCCTCTGTATTTCTCCTCGCCAACCGCTTATGTCTTGGTAGTATTCCTCTTTGGTGACGCCGTATTTCTGTAGCTCTTCAAGCTTAGAGATAAGCCTGTTTAGCTCGCATCGCCATCCGCTCACATCCCTATAGTATTCTTCCTTGCTCACCATTTCTTTTTGAAAAGCCTCGAGCTTTTCCTCAAGTTTCTTCATTTTGTCTTCAAAGCTTCCAAACCTCTTTTCCAGCCTAAGGAGTAGGTATAATAAAAAGGCAATGCCAGCAACCCAGCCTCCTTGAAAAAGAAAAGAGATAATCCCTATCTCCATCTTAAGCTTTAAAGTTGGACTTGAAGCAAGGATTTTTCAAGCAAAGATTGCAAAGAGCCTAATGGCTGTGGTGAGGAGTATTTCCGCCCTCGTCTATGATCGAGCCTGTAGCATGTATGTTCCCGCTAACATCAACATTTCCGATAACATTTACATTCCCAATAACATTGACATTTGCTTGAATGATGACCGTTCCCGCTTGAATTTGAACCGTCTGCGCCTTTACCCGTAGGAGATGAGTTTTCCTATCATACTCAATCTCTGTCCCGTCCTCAAACCTAACGAAAAATATATCCTTGTCAGCAACAGGCGGAGCATCCTTGTCGTTGTAAATAGCCCCTAACACATACCCGTCCGAATGTTCTCCTTCTTCATCAAATGCAACGACTACATACTCGCCGATATCAGGAAGCCAATAAGCCTTGTCCTTCTGGGTCTTATGATGCACGACCGGAAGCCAATTTGAGACCAAGCCGTCAAGGTCTGGCATCTGCACCCTTACCCTTGCTGTCTTTTCGTCAACCGCTACTACGATTCCTCGTCTAATCATTTCTTTCTTCCTCCTTTGCCCTTGCTTTCTCCGGGCTTTTTCAAAAACTCTATTCGTGTAGTATAGCCATCCCTTGTCATTTCATGCTCAACCTGAGAGACATAATACACCCCGTCAAATCTGTCAAAGCCTTTAAGTTCAATAGTCCCGCTTGCGTAGATGGAAGGGATGCCGACGCAGGTCAGCCTGCCTCTAAGCTCTTTCATTTCGTTTAATGTTTTTTGAGCCTTGCTTATTCTCTCAGCCTGCGCCTTGTTTTCTACCCTCACTCTCTCTATTTGTTTGTCTTGACTTGCTTTTACTTCAGTCTTCTTTTTGTCTGCTGTTGCTTCTTTCTTCTTTGGGTCAAGGTAGACCACATCCACCTCTCCAGCGTTCAAGCTTGAGACCTCAATCTCAAGGTCTATCACCCAATCGGGCGTTAGCACGAAAGTAGCCTTCCGATTAAGGATGCTTTCCACTCCCTGAATGACGATTTTCCCATCGGCAATCTTGCAGGTGTAGCCGTAGCGTTTGCAAAGCTGGGATAAAAACTCTAAGTCCCTTTGCTTATACTGGTCTATCCGCTGGAAAGCGATGTCCGAGCCCTCAAAGTAAAGCTTATAGCCGTTCCTTTTAGCTATGTCCTGAGCAATCTTCTTTAGGCTCGTGTTTTCAAAGGCAGTAGTCTTTAAGGTTCTGAAGCTTGCCTTGACATCTTTGGCTAAAGCCTTGATGGTAAAGGTTGCCCCGCTCTGAGAATACTTGAAGGTATAGCTGTCTATGAAAAAGACGCCGGCATCCCGCACCGCTTCTTCATAGCCAAAGCGGACCTTCAGGCTTGACCCCCGAGCAGGAGGGTTTTTCCTGAAAAAACCGATGCTATCCTCAACCTCTATCTCTATATCGTCGCTTTCGTTCTTGTCTAAGCCGTCGTTATCTATGTATTTAAAATTCAGAAGGTAAGGCGTGATGTATGCTGAAACATCCCTGTTGTTTATCTCAACATAAAGGAAAGGCTTGTAAAGCTCTACTCGGTCTGCCATGGGGCTTTTATGAGGTCTTTCTCGTCGTCAACCTCTATGATCGGAATTTGCAATCTTGCACCGGGCGGTGGGTAGGGCAAGCCAAGATACTCTGGGTTTGCACGAAGGATAGGTTCATAAAGATAAGGGTCTCCGTAAAGTTTCCAAGCTATCGTGTCCCATCTGTCGCCCTGTTTGGCTATATAGATAAGGTATTCCATAGGGCTTACCTCGTGATGATGGGTTTATACTGCGATGGTTGCACTTGCTCTTGCGAGCTCTTCTTGGCTGGAGCTTTCTTCTTCGTTGCTCTTATCTTCTTTGTCTGGAGTTTCTTTTCTCGGTATTCCGTAAGCTTCACATTGCAGTATATGGCAACGGGCTTGCCCCACATGTCCACTTGTTTGACCTCTGCAGTGATGCTTTCTATGACGAAATCCCCGTAGACCTGCTCGGCAACAATCAATTTTTTCGGCAAGCCCTCTTTAGCAAGGTCTCTAAGTTTTTGATACTCCTCAAGCGGGTCGCAAAAATCCCGATGGAAGCCCACCTTGACCTCAAGGCTTAGGAGTTCATCCCCGAGAAACTGCAAACTTGAAGGGGCAAAGATGGTTCTATGCTTGGCTACGGCGTATTCGTTCGTTTCTCTGTGCTCAAGGTAAGAGTAGACCTTAAAGACAATGTCCCCGAGAGATGCATATTGCATATAAATAAATATTATTACATATAAGACCCCGAACCAAGCAAAGATTGCAAAGAGCTCTATTAGATCAGGCTTAGGACGATCTTTTTGGCAAGCTCTTTAGCAAGGTCAAAGGTTAGGCTTAACCCAAGCTCCCTTGCCCTTTCTTTGACCTTGTTCCAAACGGATGGGTTGCGAATGCTGTTTAAAAACTCGTGCCCCTGCCAAGTCAAGCTAATGGCATAGTAGATAGGAGGAGAGCCCAGAGATTTAATGCAGTCTGCCTCTATCAATCCTGCTTGGGAGAGAAGCTTAATGTGGTAGGATGCCTTTTCCCAGTCGTGAAAAGGCTGAAAGGCATGGGGCATTAACCGCCCCTCTTGCTCTGGGAGCTCTTCAAGCTTAAGAAGGATCTCCCGCACAAGCTCCCAGTCAAGCTTCATGCCAAAAAACTAAACTACCCTTGAAAAAAAGACAAGCAAAGATTGCAAAATTAATTTTTTACAACTTGCCCTCACGATAAAATTTAATAGCTATGCCAATGATCCGGTAGCCTTCTTCCTCAGGGTAAATGGGCGGGTAAGAGGGGTTGTCTGAAAGAAGGATGAACTTGCCGTCTGCCTTGAGAAGCCTTTTTATATAGAGCTCGCCGTCAGGGTTAGCCACGATGACAACCTTTTTGTTGGGTATATCGGTTCCATCCCCTTCGTAGATTTTAGCGATAACGGTATCGCCGTCTAAGAGCGTTGGAGCCATGCTGTCTCCATGTATGACAACTCCGAAAAGTTGCTCTGGCTTCAAGCCTTTTATCTTATGGATATCAAAATAGCCAACGATTTCAAGGTCGCCTTTGCTCTGGGGGAAGCCCGCCCCTACCTTGCCAATTATGGGAATAGTCCAGAACTGTTCCTTCATCCTTTGCCTTAGCTCGTAATAGATGTCGTTAATGTTCATGTCAAGGAAGCTTGGCTTTTCGAACATCTCCCCCTTGCCCTCCTTGAGCCACTCGTAGGAAACGCCAAAAACGGAGGAGATGAGCTTGAGAACTTTATCGGTCGGGTCATATTTACCTCTTTCGTAAAGTCCAAGCATTTCATAGGTTATCCCTATTCGTGAAGCAAACTCTTTTTGTGTTAGTCCTAAAGCTTGCCTCAACCTTTTTATCCTTTCTCCTGCACTCATAAGAAATTTTTCACCTCCCCCTCTTGACAAAATAAGAAATTTTTCTTATAATATCCTCATGAGGAGGGCACCTATGAAGGATATTATAAAAGAGGAATTGAAAAGGCAAGGACTTTCTTTAAGGCAATTTGCAAAGCAAAACAACCTTGATTACCAAGTGCTTTTACTGGTTTTGAATTTCTACAAGGTCTCCCGCCCTGTAATCCTGAAACTTGCTGAAATTTTGCAAAAACCAGAGCTCGTTTACTACTACGAAAAAGAGGTCCAAAAAAGGAAAGGACGCAAGCATGGTTAAAAAGGCAAACATCAAAAAGCCAAGATACAAGACCAATGCAAGGCTCATTAAATCTCTCCTTGTGCTAAGAGGGGTTAAGCTGATTGATTTGTCCAAGCAATTTGGGATAACGAAGCAGTATCTTTGGTATGTAATACACGGGCGGCGCAAAGGAGAAAAAATACGGAAAAAAATATCTCAATTTTTAGGTATGCCATACGAACAACTTTGGGAGGAGGGGTAAAAATGGAAAAAAGCATCAAAATTTACAGTCATGGTCCTATCTGTATTGAGATTTCTGCAAATCTGTTAGCTCTTTTAGCAGGTTTATTAAAGACTCCAGGTAATCAGCTTGAAGCTCAACAGTCCAAAAGCGGTATGTGTTGTCCTCAATCGTCATTATCTGAGGTATTGCAGATTTTAGCTGAACGGTTCCGTATACTACCACAGCAGGGGATTGAGTTATCAAATATACGAATTCGGATTGAGATAGAGTAATGGTAAGCCGAATATTGCGGGTCATTTATAGCCTCCGTGTTCTTTTTAGTAAACAGTTTAATAAGTCGGGGATTGAAAGTCAACCTCAAAGCTTCGGATTTACAAAAAAACACAAAGGGGGTGGCTTATGATGATCTACCAGCAAAAGCCTAAACCGCAACGCAATTGGTTGTTGTTGTGCTTGCTTATCATTAATCTCATCTTACAAATTGTTATCTTGCACAAGCTAAGCTCGCACTCATCACCCAGACCTGAAGGTCTCTACATCAACCCAGCGGTCTATCCTCAAGCCCTGATCTACATCCCGCCCTGCGAAGAAACCAAATAGGAGGGTGAGCGATGGCTATGAGTCGTGAAAGGAAGGAAATTTTAATCGCAAGACTTCTGTATGTCCTCTCCCAGCATGTCGGAAAAGGGAATGCCATTGATCAAGGAGAGCTCTACAAGTTCGTTTTTAAAAAGACCTGCACGAATAAGCACAATCAGGCACGGGAGCTCCGGGCTCTCATCGAAGAGCTTAGGAAGAAAGGCATTCCGATCCTTTCCACTCACGAAAAAGACGGCGGTGGCTACTACCTTGCTCAGGCAAGCCAAGAGATTGAAGAATATTGCAAGAGGCTTAGAAGAAGAGCCCTTAAGCTTCTTGACATGGAAGCGCAGATCAGGGGTAAAACGCTACCCGGTGTCGTAGCCGAGATCGCCTTTAGTCTTGGAAGCCACAGACTAATAGGGGAGGTTGAACGCCATGAAAGCGAACGCAAAAGCTAAAAAAGAGCAAGCCTTAACAAAACGAGACCGGCTCATCATGGAGATTGATGAGCTTTTCGCAAAGATTAAGGCTGAGAAAAAGGCTTTAGAAAAGCTTGAAGCAGGATACCAAAAGGCTTTAGAAAAGCTCCAAGCCAAATACTACCCAAAAATCGAAACTCACAAGAAAGCCCTGAGAACCTACGAAGAGGAGCTTGAGAAACTTGCAATAAGATATGCCCCAGAGCTATTTGGGGATAGCGACCTATGCGAAACGAGACTCGGAAGGCTTATCAAGCAAATTAAGATTGTTGTCAAAAAGGCTCGGGGAGTTCTTGAGAAGCTTGAGAAGCTTGGCTGGACGGAAGCCATCATCATAGAAAAAAAGGTCAACTGGGCTGTGCTTGAGCAGTGGCCGGATGAGAAGCTTATCGCCTGCGGAACCGAAAGGGTAAGAAAGGTAAGGATCGTTTATGAGCTAAAAACTAAACAAACCAAAAAGGAGGGTAGCGATGCTTAGCATTGATGAAAAAATAAAGCTTTTCCAACAAGCGATTGATCCGTCTCTATGCGATCATGATGTATATGAAACGAATGATGGATACATAACCAACGGAATTTGGGCAGTAAGAAAGGAATTTTTAAAGTCCATACCCTACCAAGAGTATCTATCCTCTAAACGATATTATGTCAATTTCTTGGATTATGTCAAAAATCTCCTTAAAAAAAGCGTAAAGGTATATCATGACTTTGACTATTATGCGGTCAGAACGGAAACCTTTGAAATCTTTGAAATCACCAAAACTAAGCAAATTTACATCTTGGACATTCCTGAGCTTTTCAAGAAAGTAGGCATCACGAGAGCCTACGCCGATTTTATAGAGGGAGTGGTCTACTGTAGCCTGCGTAAGCTCTACATCATAGAGTTTGTCGGTGTCCTTAACAAGAAGCTAAACGAAGCTTACTTCGTATGGCTTGATGCTAACGATAGAACCCAAATTAACGCCTTATGTGCTGGAATAATACTCTAATAAAGGAGGGAAGCGATGAGGCAAAGGCAAATTAAATGCCGGGACTTTTTCACCAGAGAAGAATTTGTCATCAACAACCCTGAGTGGGTTGATGAAGATATTTTCCGTGCAGAAAATGACTACTACCGGGTAATCAAAGAAGAAGGGGACACCCTTCTTGTTATCAAGCTAAATATGCGTTTTAGGATGAGGGTTTGCGATGATTGCCTGGAAGATGAGTTTCCATTCTAAGGAGAAGGGCTATGTGGCAGGACACCGCAGAGGTAATAGCAACACTTCTTTTCAAAGAGTATGAAAGGCTTGGAGCCATGAAGGATGGGAACAGCGTTTGGCACTACTTCGCAAAGCCCTACTACGGTCGCTACCTGCTAATTTTAGTGATAGACCGAAACGGAAAATGCATCACAACTCGCAAAGTTGTCTCTAAAACTTATTTGAATAATCTAAAACAAAAACTAAAGGAGGGTTGCCATGATCGTTGAGCTTGAGTTGAAGGACTTGCAAATTCCTCAGGGGCTTCTCCCTCGTGTCATCACCGGGACCGTTGATGAGAAGGTTGATGAGTATAAGGAGATGGTGGAGAACGGGACGGATTTTGACCCCATCTTGGTTTGGAAACGCCCGGATGGCTCCTACTGGATCATTGACGGAGTGCATAGGACTGAGGCTTACAAGAGGGCAGGAAGGACGACCATCAAGGCTAAGCTCGTTGACTGCAAAGACGAGCTTGACTACCGCATTAAAGCCATAGAAGCCAACCTAAAGCACGGCTTGCCCCTCAAGAAAGAGGAAAAGGTTATCCTTGCCCAGACGCTCTATAAGCTGGGGATAGATATTCCACAGCTAACGAAGATCTTCGCCGTATCCCAAAGGACTATGTATTACTGGCTTCGGAGCATGAAAGAGCAGGAAAAGGCAGAACTAAAGAAACAAGCCTTAGAGCTTAGAAGTCAAGGTTTAACTGCAAGAGAAGTAGGAGAAAAACTTGGTTTAGAACATACCACAATAATTAGGTGGGAAAACGAACTTGGTGCAAAATTGCAAAATTTGCAAAAATGCACCAAACCCTCTGAACCCCCCCAGCCCCCATCCGAGCCCTTAAAACCAGAGCCCTCTGAACCCTCCGAGCCCTCTCCAACCCCAGAAGACATAGAAAACATAGAAAAAAAACTTCAGGACTTTCTCGCTGGAAGGCTTCCCCTTGACGAGGAAGAGGAAGAGCAAAAGGAAGAGGAGGAGGATTTCTTTGCCGATTACAAGCCAGAGCCTCGCAAGAATGAGCCCGTCTTCCCACCTGAGCCTGATAATGAAGACTGGCCATACCCAGTGCAAGTCCCCGAGCATCTACGGGAGAGGTTTAGAAAAGATAAGGAATTCCGCTTAAAAATGATGGCTGAGATAGACCTTTTCCGTATTAGCAAAGGCAAACCACCATTGTTCAAGGAATGGATAGAAGAAAAAGAAGGAGAAAACTACGAGGAGGTCCTTGAACGCTTCAAAGACCAACGCAAAAACAAGGGCGGAAGACCACCGAAGGAAAGACCACCGCTTGACGACGAGGGACAGCTTGATTGGTTTTTCAACGATATCTACGGAAAGATTTTACACATCACAATAGCTTGGGACTGGTATATAGCCGAAAGGTTTTTGTTAAAGCTTATCAAGAAATTCGTAGACACCCGCTTAATCTCCGTGCGAGGAAAAGGCTGTAAGGAAAAGGGAGTGCTCGGCGTGTTTATCCAGAATGTGGACCCTTCGCTCTATGAGAGTTACTTCTACCCTGAGTGGTGGGAAGAGCGGTATGGCAAGTTTAACAAAGGGGGCAAGTAATGGATAAAAGAGCAAAGGCAAGAGAGCTTTATAATGTAGGCTTTTCCATAAGCAAGATCTCCCAGATCCTCAAGGTAAGCAAGTCTACCGTCTGGGAGTGGCTATACGATGAAAGGATAAAGAAAAACCCTATCCAGATTTTTGTTCCGAAGGAGCTAAAGGAAAAGGTTAAAGCTTTGCTTACCACGAGGACTGAGGAGAAAGGGCGCACGAGGGTTTTAAGCTTTGCTCAAATCTATCGTATTTTGAGGGATGAGCTACACGCCGTAGGCATAAACAACCGAGCCTTTTTCTATCGCTGGCTGAAAGCCTTCATCAAAGAAGAGTATGGCGGGCTGGAAAAGCTTGAACGGCGTAGAAGAAGCCTAAAAGAAATGCCAGCCTTCAGACAACCAAAGGCTAAAATCCGCAGGGAGCCTGGCGTTATTGAGATAGACGTAACGGGCTACACCTGGAGAGGGAAAAACTACTTTATTTTGCTTGCTCGGGAGATCTGGAGCGGGTTCTTCTTTGAGCCTTATTTGCTCGAAGTCAAGGAGACTACAGCGAGGCATTACAACAAGGCTTTAGACCAGTATGATGTCGCTAAGTTCCTGATCAACATCTTTTCCACATGGGGCTTGCCTTACAAAGTTAAAACCGATAACGAGCTAACTCTGAAGTCAGAGCTAATCAGGAGGGGGCTTGCCGAGCTTGGGGTTGAGCTTGAGCATGTGCCCCCGTATTCTCCTAACTCAAAGCTTATTGAGCGAGCCATACGGGACCTAAAAGCTTTAATAAGAGAGCAAGAGGCAGAGGACTTTGAGACCGCTTTGCTTAGAGCCATCCAGCAATACAACGAGATGGAACACCAGTTTGAAAACTTTGATAAACCAGTCATCCCAGCCTTTATGCTTAGGCAGGTTGAGCTAAAGCCGGTAAAGCAGGAGAAGCTCCGCTTTGCCTTTGCCGAACGGTTTATCCGCAAGGTGATAAACAACACCATAACCATAGACAACCAGCGATATGAGTTCCATTGTGATAGCCTAAGAGCCGATGCTTGCGAGCTTGGCAGAAAAGCCGAATATCCTGAGGTTTTAGCGGTGCGTTTTCTTGACGACCTTTCTCGGCTGATAGTCTACGACAAAGACTTTGCGGTAAAGCTTGGGGAAGCGGTGCTCTTTACCGAGAAGGCTCCAGAGGATGTTCATGAACTAAAGGAGGGCAAGGCTCAAGTTAGAAGGGTGCTCAGGCGGAAAAAGAAGCTAACGGACGAGCTTGAACGCTTAGAGCAAGCCCTGCCCGAGCCAAAGATTGAGCAAACGGGAGAGGATATTTTTCAGGCTCTGGCTAAGGGTGAGGCTAAGGGAGAGGCTAAGCCAGAAAGTCAAGAGGCTGTCCAAGACTTTGGGACGATCGACCTTATAAAGCTTTTCTCTTCAGAAGATAAGCCCTTTGTTATCGCCAATGATGATAAAAAAATCAACTAAGGAGGGTAGGCTATGCAGACGGTAGAAGAGATCTTAGAAGGAACGATAGCCAGCATAAACCATTTAAGAAAGAATATCTCAGGACCTGTGCATGCCCTGATCTGGGGAGCATGGGGGACGGGGAAGACTTACACTGCTCAGAAGGTGGCAAGCGAACATGAGAATGTCTTCTACATCAAGGTGCCGGACGGAGACATCACGAAGGGAAGGCTTTATAGGATGATAGGCTATGCCATCGGCTCTGGGGCAAGACATACCTATGAAGCTACGCTTGACATGATGATAGCCTACTGCGAGGTCTTAAACATCAAGCCTATTCTAATTTTGGACGAAGCCCAAAGAATTTTACGCAAGCCAACAATGCTGAACGAGCTAAAAGACCTAAGCGAAATTCCAGCCCTAAACTTTAGCTATATCTTTCTCGGGGATAAAACTGTCCCGAAGGTTATAAGCGCCTATCCCCATAGCATACATAAAAGAATTTTCATTAAGCGGGAGCTTGACTTAATAAACGAAAGGATCATTGAAGAGTTGCTAAAGGAGTTCAAGGTAAAGGCAGACCCTGCGATGCTCCTTGAGGTAGCCAAGAAAAGGAATTGGACAACCATTGATGTGGTCTTTGTGCTTCAAGTAGCAAAGAAAATGAATAGTGCTTTGAACGAAGACATGGTTACCAAGATCGCCCAGACGCTCGGGAGGTAGGTAGAAATGAGGGAAGGCTTAATCTGGCAAGCCATGCTAAGACGGGGGACTTTTTCACCTTACGAGATCATAAACGACTTAAACCCACCCAAGTTTTTGCTTGCCTATGTTAAGCGGAAAGTTTATGGGCTTATCAAGTCTCAGCTTAAAGCAAATCTGCTTGAGGTGGTATCGCAAAAGCCAGAGGTCTACCGAGTTAAGCTTCCCAAGCCTGAGCTTTGTCAAAGTCAAACTTCAAGCGGGATGCGCAAATGCCGGCTCTGCGGGAAAGAATTTTTCCCCATGAACTCAGCCCATGTGATTTGCCAAGACTGTAAGCCTATTTACCGGCGGGAGAAGTGCCGAGAAATCCGTAGACGCAAAGGGGCAAGAGACTATTACTACTGGAGCGAGGAAGAAATAAAAAAGCTAAAAGAAGCCTTCCCGGATTTGCGCTTTAACCGAGAGAAGGCTAAAGAGCTTTCTCAGGAGATTAACCGGAGCGTCATCGCCATCAAAAAGAAGTTAATAAAGCTAAGGAGGGAAAAATGGATAAACGAAGCATAGTTAGAAGGCTTGAGCAGGCTCTCGACTTTTTGGAAGAAGGCAAAGTAAACGATGCCATGTTTATCCTGAACTTTCTTATAGATAAGCTCACGGCAGTCAAGGACGACACCGCAGAACTAAATAAGAAGCTCCAGCATCTTATGGGCTGGTATCTTAAACTTTGGAATGATAAGCCACCTGAGGCTCTAAGGTTTGTCACCTATAAAGATCTTTTAGGCAAGCACTTCAAGGAGCTTATTCAAATTTACGAACGAAACGGAGAAACAATTGACGACCTAAAAGCCGACTACGAAGAATACCGGCAGAAGGCGCTTAGTAAAAAAGGCACGGGAGGACTTCTTGAGTTCAGAATGCGACTTCCCAAAATCAAAGCCATGCAGGGCAAAAAAGAGGACCGCTGGTGCTTAGATAACGCAAGGGGGGATGACTACTATCTTCAGCATATTAAAGCAAAGGAGGGCTAAGCTATGTATGAGGTCGCTGAGAGCATAGAAGAGCTCAAAGCAAAACACCCAGAAGCCGAAATCGACGACGGGGAAACTTACTATGTAGTCTTTATCGCTGAAAATGTGGCAAAACTCTACAGGAAGCCCCGAGATTTGGATAAGATAAGAGAAATCTTAGCCTACGGATACTTTCCAAATAATATCTTGAAACAGCTTTCGTTGATTAAGGAGACTAAAGCGATAGAGGTCGTCAAGCGGTATAAGAACGCTAAAGGCTTGTTTCTCGAGGGTCCAGCTGGGGTTGGGAAGACCTTTGCATGCACTTACGCCATCGCTGAGCTTCTCCGAGTGTATAAAGTAAATAATCCTTTATATATCTCCTGCATCACCTATAGGAAAACCGTTTGGGATAGATACCCGGACGCCGATTGCTACCTCGTGGACGACTTAAACGCAAACATTGACAGCATCGAGCTGAAGCTTGTCGAGAAGATTATTTACACAGCATGGAACGAAAAGAAGTATCTTTTTATAACGACGAACACTCCTTTTAAGAGCTTGCAAAAAATCCTCGCCGAGCCGATCGTGAGTAGAATCTTTAGCCTTTGCAAATACGCAAGAATAGACGATATAGACTACCGCTTGCAAGATTTGCAGGAATAGCTTTCTATGCAATCTTTGCTTGAAAACAGGCCTTGTCTATTTTAATCTGAAACAGAATGAAGTTTTATACGGTTGATGAAGTCGCTAAGCTCCTAAAGCTAAGCAAGCGAACGGTCTATTCTTATATCCAATTTGGCTATCTCAGGGCTATTCAGGTAGGAGAAAAGAAAGCTTTGCGCATCCCGGAGGATGCCTTGCAAGAGTTCTTAGAAAAAAATCAAACCGTCCAAGAGGTCTTGCCCCGCCCACGCTATAAGCTAACCATCATCCGCAAAAATTCAAACGATAATCGTTAAGTTTTTTTTTATTCTTTGCCACCTTGAGCGTTTTTGTCATCCCGAGCCCCCTCTGTCGCCCAGAGCGTAGCGAGGGGTCCACCACACTTTGTGCAATCTTTGCTTGAATTTTATCTTTCCCCTTGTCATTTTTTTAAACGATGAATGTTGTCGAACAAGACACCATAAAAAGCGTCCTGCAGAACATTCAGGTAATTTTGACTACGCCCAAAGGCTCGGATGTGCACCGCCCCGACTTTGGCTCAGAGCTCTATAAATTTATAGACCAGCCACTTACAGCTTTGACAGTGGGCAAGATCAAAGCTTACATTGTAGATGAAATAGAGAGATGGGAACCAAGAGTCAAAGTCAAGGAAGTCAAGCTTGATAGACGCCTTGAACGAACCAAGATAGAACTTCTTTTAGCCATTGAAGATATAGAAACGAGGCACACGCTATGGATATAAAGTTTATAGAGACAGACCCGCTTTACTGGGAAAGCTTGCTGATTGATGCTTATGAAAAAATTACACAGCGTCCACTCTACCCAGCAGACCCTGAGCGCCTGCTAATCAACCTTCAAACCTACGCCAGCGCTCTTTTAGCCATAGCCATAAACGAGACCGCAAAGCAGAATTTGCTTGCCTTCGCAAAAGGACAATATCTTGATGCTTTAGCTGAGCTCTACGGGGTAAAAAGGCTTCCAGCTCGGAAAGCGCAAACCATCTTGCGTTTTTACTTAGCCGAACCCTTAGACTTTGATGTGGTCATCCCTGCCGGAACAAGGGTGACCGCAGGGGGAGACATCTACTTTGCAACTTTGCAGGAAGCAAAGATCCCAGCTGGAAGCTTATATGTTGATGTCCCGGCTGAGTGTAGCGAGGCAGGAACAATAGGAAACGGCTTTTCAATCGGGCAGATAAAAAACCTTATGGACCCCTTGCCTTACATCTCTTCCGTATCAAACATCACCATGAGTTTATTCGGTGCAGATGAAGAAGACGACGAACGCTTTCGTGAGAGGATAAGACTATCCATTGAACGCTTCAGCAACGCTGGCTCCAAGCAAGCTTATATCTATCACACACTATCAGCCCATCAGGACATAGAAGATGTGGAAGTCTATAGCCCGGCTCCGGGTCAAGTGAAAGTCATCTTCACCTTGAAAGGGGGCAACATCCCGGACGAAAGCATGCTCTCACTTATTTGGAAATATTTGTCCTCAGAGCGTGTGCGTCCCTTAACCGATCAGGTCTTAGTTTCTGCACCTGAGGTGGTTTACTACGACATTGATCTAACCTTCTATGTGAATAGAAAAGATGCCCCGAAGCTTTCTTTTATTCAATCCGCAGTTGAAAAAGCGGTCGGCGATTTTGTAAGCTGGACAAAATCTAAGATCGGTAGGGACATCTTGCCCGAAGAACTAATAAGACTTGTCAAGCAAGCGGGAGCTTACAGGGTAGACTTAGCCTTACCAGCTAAGCAGGAGCTTACCATCGAGCAGATAGCCCATGCCCAAGACATATGTATTAGATACGGAGGCTTGGTAGATGATTAAAGACCTTACCCCTCCGAGCATAAGAGAGCTTCAGCACTTAGTAGACACCTTTGACGCAAGCTTTGAAGAGCTGAAAAAGCACATCATCAAGGTTCTTATTTACCCACGCATTGATGAAATTGAAGACGAAAAACTCCTTGATCTCCTTGCTTGGCAATTTCACATCGAAGGCTACGAACAAGCACAGACAATTCAAGACAAACGCAACCTAATCAAGAACGCAATTGAACTCCACCGCTACAAGGGAACACCCTACGCAATAAAGAAAGTCTTCCAAGCTTTAGGTTTGGATG